TCGCACACTAGACACAACAGATTTTACAATATATGGACCTAAAAGGCAAATTGTAACAGGACATAGTTTTAGTGGTGAAATTACAATGACCGTATATTGTGATAAGTATTTAAGACAAAGAGGATTTTTTGAAATGTGGCAAAAGGCTGCATTTGACCAAGGCACAAATAATGTACACTTTTATGATGAGTACACAGGTGGTTTGCGTATCTATCAATTAGGTGCATTTGCTGAAAATGCCGATAGAGATAGAATATCATATGGTGTAGAATTGTTTGAGTGTTTTCCTAAAACAATTAGTGCTGTATCATATAATCAAGGTTCAGAGAACGAGATACAAAAGATTTCAGTTTCATTAGCATTTAAAAGTTGGATAAATCTAACATTAGACCAAGTTGGTAGTTATACCGTTGGTGGTGGATTTAAGAAACCAACTGTAATAGGTGCTGATAGAGGATTGATTGGTAATATTTTAAGTAAACTACCAAAAGAAATACAAAGAGCAGGTAGACAAGTTGTAAATGTTATCAGACAAAGAGTACCAATAGGTGCTGTGACCGGTGGTAAAGTATTTCCACCATTATTATAAACTAAAGAGGAGTAAATTATGGCATTACCAGTAGCCAATGTGGCAAAGTATGAATTGACTTTACCATCACAACAAAAGGTCATCCATTATAGACCTTTCCTTGTAAAAGAGGAAAAAATATTATTAATGGCGATGGAGTCCGGTGAATCAAAAGAAATGATTACCGCCATCAAAGAAATTGTTAAATCATGTACATTCGGTGAAATGCAAGCTGAGGATTATCCTATGTTTGATATTGAATATGTATTTTTACAAATTCGTTCAAAATCAGTAGGTGAAGTTGCGAAGCTTAAAGTTTTATGTCCTGATGACGGCAAAACTTATGCTGATGTAGAGGTTGATTTAGCTAAAATTGAGGTCTATGTTGATGACGACCATTCAAACAATATCGTTATTGATAAAGACAGAAACCTAGGTGTAACTATGAAATATCCTACATTAAAAGATATTGATGGTGACACACTAACAGGTGATGTTAACATTGAAAAAACTTATAAGATGATTGAAAACTCTATTGAAAGTATCTATGAGGGCGAAGTTGTACATATGTCCAAAGATATTGACAAGAAAGAATTGACAGAGTTTTTAGATAATTTGACGGCAGACCAAATGAAGAAGTTAACAGCTTTTTATAATAGTATGCCAAGATTAGAACATAAAGTTAAAGTGAAAAATCCAAAGACAGAGGTTGAGTCAGAGGTTACACTAAAGGGACTAGCAAGTTTTTTCGCATAGCCCTCTCACATGATTCCTTAACGAATTATTTTGAAACAAATTTTGCTCTAATGCAACATCATAAATATTCGTTAAGTGAACTTGAAAATATGTTACCTTGGGAGAGGGAGGTATATGTTTCGTTATTAGTTAACTATCTCAAAGAAGAAAAAGAGCGTAGAGAACACGAAAAGAAACGAGGAAGATAAATGGCTGAAGATAAAATAGTGGTACCGTCAGATAAAAAAGAGGTATCAAAAAAAGTTGCAGTTGAATTAGAGGTCGATACATCTGTTAAAGATTTAGGTCCTAATCCATATGCTAAATTAATACACATGGCAAGAGCTGTTGACGCATGGAGAATATTTCCAAGAATATTTTTAACAGTTTACATTGTATTATTATATAAGTGTGTAATATGGTATATGAACTTACAGGCACCTACCATGGAACAAAGTGGGTTAATCAGTATAGTAGTTGGTGCTGGCGCTGCTTGGTTTGGTCTATACACAGGAACAAGTAAGAAAAGTAAATAATGGACATAGAACTTAAAAACCAATCAGTAGTAGAAATAGGTAAAGCAGTTGGCGATAATGTCAACTCTATGATACCACAAAGTCAGGCATTAGTGCCTGCTGGTGCAACAGCACCTGCTGTGGAACCTATGCCTATGAATCCTTTTGACAGCATGATGGCTGTATTAGAAGATGTTAGAGATGGTGTTTACGCATTGGTTGATAAGTTTAGTGATAGTGTGTCTTTACAACAAGACCAAATTAGAGATGACGCTATGGCACAAGACCTTGCTCAAGTTGGTGGCGGTGAAGATGTAGCACCACCTATTGATGACGCAGGTGGTGACGATAGAAGTTTTTTACAAAAAAGTAAAGATAAAATAAGTGAACTCATGGGTGCAGGTGGTTTAAAAGGTATGTTAATCAAAGGTGGATTAATATTTGGTCTATTAGGTCTTGCAAAGTTTTTACAAAAGTTTGGTAGAGAAATTGCAGAAACAATAGTTGCAATAAAAGATGGTATTGAAAATGGTTATAATAATGTTAAAGACTTCTTTACTGTAACTATTCCTGAGAAGTTTGAGGAATTTGTACAAGGCGCAAAAGATTTCTTTACAATTACTGTACCTGAAAAAATTGAAGAAATGGAAACATTTATTACTGAATTGTTTACAAGTATTAAAAACAATGTAAGTGATTTTTTTGATAAAATTAAAAACTTTTTTGTAATAACCATGCCTGAAAAATATGAAGAAGTTAAAACAATTGTCAGCGAATGGTTTAAAAGTATAAAAACTAAGATAGGTAGTCTATTTACACAAATTAAGAGTTTCTTTACAATCACTATACCAGAAAAAGTGCAATTAATAACAGATAGTATAACTACATGGTTTACTGATATTGTTACTGAGGTAAAAGGTATATTTACAAAAGTTAAAGACTTTTTTGTTATTACGGTGCCTACCAAAGTGCAAGAAATAAAAGATAGTATAACTACATGGTTTACAAATATAAAAGATGAAGTTGTAGGTCTATTTACAAAAGCAAAAGATTTTGTTGTGGTGACCGTGCCTGAAAAAATGGCAGAAATATCAAAAGGTATTTCAGATAAATTTACAGAAATAAAAGACCAAATAATTGATTTTGCAATGGCACCATTTAGAAAAATAGGTGAGTTATTTGATAACTTACTTATTGGTATATTAGAATCAGTAGAAAATATACCTTTCATTGGTGGTAAAGCAAAAGAGATGAAAGAGGCAATCATAGCAAAAAGAGAAACAGCAGCTGCTGAGGGTGAAGTAAATCAAATAGAAACAGGCAATCTGATAGACTATGGTTTTGATAACAATAATAATTTGACTATGAATGGCGACCCGGTAGTTATGGGTACAAACAGCGACGCTAAACAGGTTGCAGTAGCAGCTATAAATGATGGTACATTAAAAGAAGATGAAGCACAAATAGTACCTACTGAGGATGGATTTATGGTAAAAAGAATTGTGCCTGCTACAATAGAACAAGGTGATACAACAACAGGCGGTGCAACAGGCGGTGAATTAAATAATACAGGTGCAGAGTTTGTAGGTGCAGGTAATCCTACAGGTGGCGGTAGTGTAAATGTTGTAAATGAGGGTGCCAAAGTAAATACAGTATCAGCAAATCAAACTCATATGAGTGAAGACACAGGTACAAACGATAAAAACGCTAGACTTGATTTATACGATTAATAGATACCCAATTCTTTTTCAGTAAATATTTTAAATTGCATATTTTGGTCTTCACAATATTTAACGGCAGCTTTCCATTTAGATTGATTACGAATAAACTCAACTTGTTCACCAAAGAATCTTCTTGTTTTTCTCTTGCCAGGTTTTGGTGGTTTAAGATATTTGGCAGGTTTAATCTCTATCATAAAACGCTTGCCTTGTTTTGTTTTTATGATAAAGTCAGGAAAATATCTATGAACTTTCTTGTCAATAGGGCTAAAGTATGGTATTGCTAATTCTTCACTTGCCCAATAAATTATGTCATCATTTCTATCACAATATACCATGAACTTACGCTCCCAATTAGACCGATATACGATTTTATTAGGGTCACCAGCGTATTTTTTAGGGTGGGTTGGTTTATATATTCCTTTGTATGCCATTGTCATTTCTCTTATAAATATTACATAATAGTTAGGATTATTTATATGCCATCAATTAAACTAGGACAGTTACTATCAGCAGCCAACCACTTTCTAGGTGGTGGTAAGGGTATATCAGCACACCCTAAACAGGCAGCTGTGGATTTGTTAAAAAGAAATCCATTAGAGATAGACCATAGTAAATCACCAACAGCACACTTAACAAGAAACCCTTTAGAGTTTCAACACATACAGTTTCCAGAGGACCTAGGTGCAGATGGTGGGCATTATATGATATTCTATTCAATATCAAATAATAAATCTTTAACAGCAGACAAAGAATTTAATGACAAGATTGGCGTATCTATTGATAGTGAAGATATAACAGAAACTTATGAAGCGGCAGTAGGGCCAGCAGGTCGTTATACAGAAACAAGAACAAGAAAAACTGGCACAAAATATTCTAGTAAAGGTATATTATTAGATAGAGCAGGTGGCAGTCAAGTTAAGATTGGTAAACCAGCAGCTAATAGTGTATTGACAGGTGGATTACAAACACATAGTACCGTAACAGGCGGTGTAGCATTGTATATGCCACCAGGTATTAAGGCGAGTTATAGTGCAGAAACAGGTCATAGTGAATTAGGTCTTGCAGGTATGATGGCAGGCACGGTATCAAGAGCAATGTCGGCGACAAATACTGAAGGCATGGTGTCAGAGTTTTTAAAAGGTATTGGCGGTGGTATGTTAACAGCTGCTAGAAAAATGGCAATAGGTGTTGGAGAGGCAGCTGGTCTAGGTGATATAGGTGGTGCAATAACAAAAGTAACTGCTACTGCTGAAAACAATTTTAGTGAGGCAGTATTTGAAAAAATTAATCCTAGACAGTTTAGTTATACATTTAATTTAATTGCAAGAAATAGACAAGAGGCAACAAC